GAGCTGGATGAGCTTGTCAAGTACACGCTTCGCGAACGGTTTTATATTCGCTACATGGACGACTTCATTATCCTGGCGCCGGACAAAACGCACCTGCATCACGTCATAAATGATATCGCGGACTATTTACAACATAGTTTAAGGCTGCAGTTGAACAGGAAAACACAGATATTCCCCGTCGAAAGCAGGGGTATAGATTTTCTCGGGTATCATACCTGGGCGACACATCGACTATTGAGGGCATCCAATGCAAAACGTGCAAAGCGGAAGATCCGGACACTACAGAAACTTTACCGGGGAGGGAAGATAACCCCGGACAGAGTCATTGTAGCTGTCCAGAGTTGGGTTGCGCACTGCAAACACGCGAACACATACAGGCTGAGGAAGAAAGTGCTGGAAGGCATTACGCTGAAACCGAAGTGCTCATCTACTGTTCAAGGTGTGCCGGATACAGAAGGCGTGACCACGTAGTCATTTTCATGCTCTGTTTATTCTGTAAAATCGGCAGGCTACAAAGGGGTCAAATAACTTTTAAATTTATTTCAGTTTTCGGGTATTTTTTCCTTGACACAAGCACTGCTTTCCTTTATGACTACTTGTAAGACAATCTAAATACTAACCAAAGGTAAGACATTATGAAGAAATCGAAACGAGCTGTCAACAAAAAACTGGCCGGTGCTTTGATCGGTTATGCCCGATCGAGCTATCAGAACCTGGCTGGCCGCATGGAGCCTCCGGTCAGCCGACCGATGATTAGCCAGATCATGCTCGATGCAACCTGTAACGAGCGGCTGATGAACCAGGTGACGGAGATTCTCCGGCCGGCGGCTGCGGCTCTGATGGGTGAACTTTTCAATCTCGTCAATGGGGCGCGATCTGCCCCGGATCTGCTCGATGTCCTTTTCCCTCCTGTTTGTGTTGATCCTGAATCAATTGGTCTACCAGTAACAGAGGGAAATCATAATACTTTGCTTGAAAAAAAGGGGGAAAGAAAAGATGGGAACAATAGAGATTGTGCAGGATAAGATTACGGTGGTTCTTAGCATGTGGTGGAGGGGGGTATTATGAAAGAGGCAAGTGTGTATTACGCGAACCGAGCATTGCATCACATCGCGTCTTTGATGTTCCATTTGTGGGACGAGGATGCAGTGTTTGTATTGCAAGCAGACATTGACGAGATCAAAGAGAACCTGGACGAGATCAAAGAGAACCTGGAATAGGTTATGACCTGGCAGTCCCGGTTGTGACCATTGCTGGGCGGCAAGTATGGCACACAGATTTGCGAGTTTGTGATCTTTACAGTTGGACAGAATCCAACAGAGCCGGAGGCACCATCAATTCTGTTTTCGCATTTCGTTATAACTTTCCGACCAGTATCAACAGGCCTCCCCGTGCTTGTGGTCCTTTCGACGACCCCGGCTCCATACGGTTTCCGTTGGAGCTTATGGAGCTGGCACGGAAGAAGGAAGAGGCGCGCCAGGCCCGAATATTACGCCGGAAACGCGGCGGGGGCCAGTTGGTTCTCTATGGACAGGGACAATAAGGTCGGCCCGGGGATGCCGTTAAACTCCCCTTCATAGACTCCTCCTTACAGGGGCCCGCCGGGAGCCTCGGCGCAAGCGGAATCTCGGTTATAAATATGGGTGTCGATCATGATTAAACGATTTCAAGGCTACATCGAGAACGAGTCCTGGGATGAGAACCTCAGAGAAGCTGATGACTGGCTGACTAAATTCTGTTACGCGGTCATGATTCTGGCTGTGCTTTATTTCGGCGGCGGCTATCTGCACGCGTGGATGACGGGGGTTTTTCAATGAGAATTCTGCTCGCGGCCCTGATCGTCCTATGTATCCCAACGATCCTGTATCCCCTCGGCATTCATCCGGCGCTGCCATACTCGCTGTCGGATCTGGTCCGGGAGGAATACATGACCGAGGTCTGGCAGGAAAAGGCACGCCAGGCTTATCACGGAACGGGTTATCGGATTGAATGGATCAACGGCAAGGAATATTTCCGGAGAGACGGCCAGTGGTGCAGATACAAAATCCCGGCCGACTGGCAGATGGAGGGGTAGGATGAGCGGGAAACGCGATAAAAAGATTCGGAAAGCCGGCGAGCGCTATGGCCGACTTCTGCCGATGACGAGTCTGACAAGCTTGTCTCTCGGGAAGCGTCTGAAGGTAGCCTGGCGAATCGTAAGGACAAAGAGTCGGAGGGTGGCATAATGTTCATCATCGTATTTGTAATAGCGTTTGTGGTCGGCCTCATCTTCGGCGCGGGACTGTGGGATATGACACAAGACAGATCCAAAAGGAAATGGCATGCGATACCATATAATCATGAACATCGCGGGCGAGATCTATGATCTCTATCGAATGGCACCGGACCCGGATCGGGCCGAACTCCTGGCACGGATCTCGGTCGCGAAAGAAAAGGGGCTGATTCCATCGCCCTGGTCGGTGAATCCATCCGATATCCGGGTCCAGGAAGCCCCGGGGCGTGAATCCATCCATGCTTAGGTATGGCCCGGGGCGTGAAAGTCCAGCACAGAGCGATTGTGTGCGTTGTTTTATTCAGAGATATCAGACCGTTATAATGAAAGGAATGTTTATGCCAGAATCCACAGCGAACGTCGACAATCCGCTTTATGCCGAACTCGATCGGCTGCGAGGTATCGTCGGTGAACAGGTCACCGAGATCTCTGATCTGAAGGATGAGATCAACTCGCTCATCAAACCCATAAGCGAATACGAAGAGCACGGCGCGTCGATCGGGGCGATGGTGGCTCTAAAACAAAAGGCCTATGGAGACAGCTTTGGCAAGGCGGGCGATGTCTTGCGGATACTCTATCCTGGCGGGATCACCCCGGAGCAATACGATGACCTCCTTTCTGTAGCCAGGGTCGTCGACAAGCTCTTTAGAATCGCGACAGACAAGGACGCCCTGAGCGAGTCTCCGTACCGTGACATCGCTGGCTATGGGATCCTCGGCACGGTGAAAGGAGAACACAATGGGAGTGGCGCGGCCGAAAATCAAGGATGAGGTCCACTACAAAAAGGGTCTGACCTGGGCATACTGTTCTCACTGCAACCACTTTGTCCGGGACTACCAGGTACAAGGCATCGGCGCTGGGATCGCCAGAACCGAACCACGCTGCGACATTATCGGCCTGAAAGACGGCCGTGGATACCGGATTAACCCGGCATACATCTGTGACTACTGGGACAACAGCAACCATATGAAGCGATACAGGGATGAATTTTTATGATGACACGGGAAGTTTATAGCCGAACAGAATCTAAAAGAGAGAACACCGCTGTCCGTCTGCTCTCTCTTGTATCTCTTTTCAATAGATTCAATACAAGTATCTATGGACCTCCCTGCGTTTTGGGTCCTTTCGGGACCTTGTCTCCTATGCGGTTTCCCCCAGCGCGGAAATTGCCTGCACATAAATTCATGTTTCGGTTGGAAATTTGGAAAGCGTCAACATTGAGGTTGGTCTATGAGTGATTCGGATGGGACAGGCGGCAAGGCCACTTCTGTGGATGATATTAAACGGCAAGTCCAGGAGCGCATCGATGAGGAGACCGCGCAGGCTCCGGCCACGGCTCCTGATTCCGGACCGAAGATTGACAGTAAATTTATTAGCGATTGTATCTTTGCGAACGCCCTGGGCGATGGCACGATGTACGCGACTCTGTTCCGCGATAAACTTCTCTACTGTAAAAACATGCAGGAGTGGTTTGAGTGGACCGGCCACCGCTGGCAGCGTGATATTATGGGACGATCGCTCGCCGCTGTCGAGCTCGTAGTGCAGCAATATCTGGGAGAATATAAACGGCTCGCCGGGGAGATTGCCGGGGTTGTGGTTGATGGCGATGATGAAGGCCAGGCGAAGGTGAAGAAGCTCAGAAAGTCACAACACGACCTGCTCAACCGGGCAAGCAAGCTCCGGGACGATCGCCGCCGGACCGCCTGTTTGAAATTCGCACACACGATCACGGATCCCCTGGCCATCACCGGCGACGAGTTCGATCAGAAGCCGAAGCTCTTTCCCTGCGCGAACGGTGTCATCGATCTCGTGCGCGGGACGCTTATCGATGGCCGCCCCGGCGACTATCTGTCGATGGCCAGCCCGGTTGATTTCAAAAGCATCGATGCACCCGCGGTCCTCTGGGAGAAAACGCTACTCGAGATATTCAGCGGCGACGAGGAAATGGTGGCATATATTCAGCGCCTTTTCGGGTATGCCATGACCGGTCTGGTCCACGAGAAGGTTTTCCCGGTGTTCTACGGGAAGGGCGGCTGGAACGGCCGGAGCCTGATCATTGAGACCATCAGCTACGTCATGGGATCCCTCGCCGGGTCTATTCCCTCTGAAATGCTTTTATCCTCGAAATACGTCAAGGCCTCATCCGGACCATCGCCCGATGTCATGAGTCTCAAGGGAATGCGCTTGACCTTCGCCTCTGAGACCGACGAGGGCCAGAAGTTCAGCGCTTCGAAAGTCAAATGGCTGACCGGTAAAGATGAATTAAATGGCCGGAACCCTCACGATAAATATTCGACGCGGTTTCAGCCAACGCATAAACTATTCCTGATGACCAACTCACAACCCCAGGCGCCGGCAAACGACAAGGCCTTCTGGGAGCGGCTCCATCTGATCCCCTTCACCCTGTCATTCGTCAACCGGGATCCCCAGGACGCGACGGAGCGCCGAGCGATACTCGATCTTGATCAGCAGCTGCTGAAAGAGGCGCCCGGGATCCTCGCCTGGCTGGTCCGGGGCTGTCTGCTCTGGCAGAAACACGGCCTTAAACCGCCGCGCAAAGTCACCGACGCCACCGAGAAATACCGGCGCAACGAGGATCTCCTGGCAGACTTCATCGACGAGTGCTGCCTCCGGGAGCCGGGGGCGAAGGGCAAGGCCTCGGTTCTCTACGGCCGGTTTGTCTCCTGGTACCACGACAACATCGGTACCAAGGAACCATCCGGAACCTGGTTCGGCAAGCAGCTCAGCCAGAAATACGACAAGTCAAAGTCCGAAGGTTGCGTCATTTATATCGGGATCACGCTCACCGATTAGGGAGGGTTAGAGGGTTTATGGTGGTAAAACTTAACAAACGAAATGGAGTTATTAAAATGCACAGAGTTGTGAATAACGCTCCCTGTCTCCCCAACAGTCGCCAAGCATCCCCGGAAAAGGGAGGGTTTGCCCTCAGCGCGCCGGCGTCGGTAACTGTTAGGAACCATTCAGGGAAAGCCGTAGATACTTGGCTGGAATATCTGTGCTCAGGGAGGGTTAGACGGTTCTCCAACCTTTTCTTGGTGTTTCGTTTTTTAAAAAGCACATACATATAGTTATAGGGCTTAACTATCTAACTATCCATAAAGGCCCTTGGGAGGGGTATTATTATTATTAATAATATTAAAAAACATAATGATATTAAATATATAAAAAAAAGAAGAAAAAAGGGAGGGTTTGAGAGTTTTTCTGGAGGGTTTAAAAAGGCCTCCCTAAGCCTCCCCGAAAGGAGAATGTAACGATGAAAGACGTACTTAATGACTTCATCCAGGAGCGCTGTATTGTGGATCCGGACGCACGGGTAGTATTTCGGCAATTCTATGACAATTTTAGTTCCTGGTATCACGCTAACATGGGCAGAAAACAACCGGGCGCCGCCTGGGTAGGAAAGCGACTCGGCCAGAAGTACACAATGAATAAGGCAGAGGGCCGCATTATATTTATTGGGATCACACTGAACGATAATGAAGTTGATGAAAAATCATTACGCGTAATGATTCAAAAGAATATCAAAGCGGTCAAACAAACCATATTAGACTTGGATATCACAATCAACGATGATGATGACCGAGAGGCCCTTAAAATGACCAAATGGTTACTTAGTCAATTAAGGGGTCTTAATCGAATGATACTCATTGCCAGAAAACGAAACATTTCGATCGGCTAAACGTGAAGGTGTGGTAACCATGAACATCCTTGATCTGGCCCAGAAAAAAGTGAAGCTTCGGAAGGTCTCATCGACCAACGGCGGCGAGTGGCAGGGTCCGTGCCCTGGCTGCGGAGGTAATGATCGCTTCCATGTCTGGCCCGGGCAGAACCAGGGCGAGGGCAGCTACTGGTGCCGGGGGTGTGGAAAGGCCGGCGACACGATTCAGTTCCTGCGCGACTTTGAGGGGATGTCCTTCCAGGAGGCCTGCGATTATCTCAACATCGATGTGCCAGATCAGCCCCGGCAGTTTGGCCCGGCACAGCGCAGGATTGAACCAGTGGAATTCACACCGGCGGAGCACCAGTCTCCGACCGACCTGTGGCAGACAAAAGCGGAGGCGTTGGTAGTCTGGGCCCAGGGGCAGCTCCTGAAGAACGCCGAGGTCCTCTCCTGGCTCGCCGCGCGCGGGATCGACCGGGCCGCTGCAGAGCGGTACCGCCTCGGATGGAACCCCGGCGAAAAAGGGAAAGACCTTTACCGCGCCCGCACCGCCTGGGGTTTGCCGGTGATCACAAAAGACAACGGCCGCCCCAGGGTCCTCTGGATCCCTCGCGGCCTGGTGATCCCCGTGATCATCGACGGCACCGTTCACCGGGTCCGGATTCGCCGGCCCGAGGGAGAGCCTCGCTACTACGTCATCCCCGGATCCTCCGCTCACATTATGCACCTCGAGCCGCAGCGCCGGGCCGCCGTCATCGTCGAATCAGAACTCGATGCCGTCGCCGTCGTCGCGAATAACCAGATCGCCGGCGCCGTGGCCGTCGGGACATCCCATGGGAAACCGGACGCCGTGGTTTACGAAAGCCTCAAAGGATCGCTGCAGATCCTCAACGCGCTCGACTTCGACAAAGCCGGATCCGCTGCCTGCAGGTGGTGGGACGAGCACTTCGATCAAAACGACCGCTGGCCGGTGTCCCGGGGGAAAGACCCCGGAGAGGCCTACGAGTTGGGGATAGACTTGGATTGCTGGATAAAAGCAGGGCTCGCACCGGCACTGATCATCGACGACAAACAAGCCGCTCCGGCAACATCTCACATCCCAGCGCCCGAACCGGCAAAGCCAGAGGCCCGCGTTCTGATTACCGGGACCGGATCTTTGCATCCCGCCGTCAGGGAACTCTATCAGCTGTTACAAAACAACCCCAGCGTCGTAATCATCAACGAGCCGGCCCGGTTTACCATTCTGCGCCACGGCAAGTACGTCGGTGGCCGCATCAATCAACTGGTGTTCCAGGTCCCGGAAGTGACAGATTATATCCTGGCGCACCCGGCAGAGAAAATTACAGGAGAGAACTTTATAATATGAAAATAGAAAACATGAAAATCGAGGCGATCAAGCCGTATCCCGGCAACGCGAAAGCACATCCACGGAACCAGGTTAACAAGATAGCGCAGTCGATCCAGGAGTATGGATTTCAGGTCCCGATTCTGCTGGACAAAGAGAACGTGATCATCACCGGGCACGGTCGCCTTCTGGCCGCGAAAAAGCTCAAGATGGAGAGCGTACCGACTGTGCGCATGGACCACCTGACGGACGCCCAGGTCAGGGCCTTCCGCTTGATGGACAACCGGTCGAATGAATCCGACTGGCTCCCAGAAGATCTGGCCAACGAACTCAAGCTTCTGTCCCTCGAGGGATTCGACCTGGAGTTGACAGGCTTTGATGGCGTGGAAATTGAGAAGCTGTTTGATATTAAAGAGGGCCTGACAGATCCGGACGAAGTCCCCGAAGTCCCGAAGGTGGCTATCACGAAGCCGGGCGATATCTGGTTGCTGGGGAAGCACAGGGTAATGTGCGGCGATTCGACAAAGGCGGAGGATGTGGAAAGGCTGATGGACGGGGTGAAG